CAGCAGCTAATGGATTACCCTCTTGTTCATCTCTAGCTTGTTGTCTATTAGCTTCTGGCATATCATTTAAAATTGCATTACCATTTGTATCTACTTGAATCATATTTAATGGTCTTAAGTAAACATCATGTTTATCATCAGAACTTAAACCTACAACTTGTCTAGCTTCACCAATAGTTATCCAACCACCAGATACACCCATATTTACTCTTTTGTACATATTGTCCATATCTGGTTGTAATGCTCTAACAGAGTTGATATCATATTCTGCTCTAAGTGAAACATCTTTAAAGTCTGGAACTAATAATTGATGTGTCAATTCATTAGCTACTGTTCTCCACATTGGAACAAGTTTTTGTTCTGTAAAAAATTCTCTTAATTCCTTAGTATTATTAAAAGTGGCCGCGTCCAATCCAGCCCCAAGGCCTGCGAGAATTGCTGGGACTCCTAAAACTGCAGATACTCTTTCTTCAGGTAATCTTCTTAACTCACCTAATTTCATTTGGTCAGGTGAGAAAGAAACAATATCTACATTCATAGCACCAGATAAAACCATAGGTGCAAATCTATTAGCACCACCAAATTTCTCTTTATACATTTGAAGTATTGATTCGGCCTCTTCTCTAGTAGGACCACCATATCCATCATTCCTTGGTGTAAGTACTACACCAGGTACAGCCATGTTGTTGAGCAGTGCAGCTGCATATTGTCCAGCAGCTTCATCACCTAATATTTCACGGAGAACTGTTTTAAGCGGAGCATGTCCTCTTCTGTGGTCATTAGGGTCTATTCCTTGTCGGATGTGGACAACATCTTTTTCTGGAAGTTCAATCTTTTCACCTTTACCATAAAGGTAGTAATCATAATGAGTAATTAAAGTATCTTCATTTCCTCTTACTTCTACTAGGTGTGGCATAAGTGGTACAAGTTCAACTACTTGACCTCTAGCATCTCTATTCTTATAAAGGAAAGCATCACCTAATGTATTTAAAGCTAAAACTATATAATGTGATAATAAGTTAGAAGACATAAATGGATTAGGCCTTCTATATAATTGTGCTAATGGGTGGTCAACAGATATTTCTCTATCGCCAAATTCTTTATCTATTTTTACAACTTGTAAAGGAGGTTCTGAAAATGATGTTGCTAAAACATTTAAACATGCGGTTACAGCAGAGTTTGCTGAACCATCACCTATTTCTTTTAATTTATTAGATTCCCAAAATCCTGATGAAGTGTTATAACCATATATAGAGGCATCGTTGCCAAATAATTGATTGTAATTTGATTGAGCTTTTTCTTCTTCTTTACCTCTTCCAGGTACAATAAAATCTAAAGCTTTCTGGAATCTACTCTTTTCTTCCATTTAATACGCTGTCCATCCGTGTCTTTGTTGTATTGACTGCGCTGCGAGACCCAGAGCATCGACTTGGTCGTCATGTGCTCCAACAGGGAAAGTCAACAACTCTCTCTCTAATTCTGTCAACCATGGCGCATCTTTGCGAAACATGATATCACCTGCCTCCATCCTAGCACTTAGCGGTAAAGCTTTGGTTATTTTATCCTTTTCTGCTCTCATTTCTTGTACTCTCATTCCAGACCTATTTGCTTGCTGAATAAAAGCTTTAGAAAAACCTTGATTCTCCATACATACATGTCTCCATCTGTATCTATCTGCCATTCTTTTCATAGCAGGGACAATATCAGGCCCTTCCATTTTTACTCTTACTAAATCTTCTAAAAAAAGTTGATTACTTGGTGTTCTAGCAAAAGACATAATAACTGTATAGTCAGATGCTTTTTCTGTTGTAACTGCTACATCTACAGCACCAAAGTGTTCTAAGTCTTGAGGATTCCATTGTCCACCACCACCCATGTAAAATCCTGATGGTGCTACATCATAATAAGAAACCCATTCAGGTTTAAACAAACCTTGACCAGCTTCAACAAATTCAGCCATATATTCTTGTGCGAATACAATAGAACCTACTTCAGTTTTAGCTGCTTCAATCTCTTCAGGGTCGATAGCAGGATTATCAAGAGTAGAAAATCTAAATCTTTCCCAGTTAGCTTGCTCACCTGCTGTTTCCCATAAATCATAAAACCAATTACCTACACCTAGAGGAGTACTAATAAATAAGGCTGAACCTTTTCTTTCTGTAAGGGTAGGTCTTAAAACTTCTTGCCAAACTTCTGGTTTGACGAAAGCAGCCTCATCAATAACTATAAAGTCTAAACCTTCACCTCTTAGTCTTTGCGGATTATCAGCAGACTTACAAGCAATAAAACCACCATTAGGAAAAAGAACTTCCATATTGGCAATTGAAATTTTTGGTTCAATTTCTTTAGGAAATGAAAGGGCTGCATTTTCTAACGCCCTCCAACCAACACGAGCAATAGAAAAAGTAGGAGCAACCCACCAAGCTCTTCCACCAGCCAATGCTGTTTGGATGCAAAGTTGGACACCAAGTCTAGTTTTTCCAAATCGTCTGCCAGCACAAAGTATTTTCCAACGAGCATCAGATTCGGCTACTTTCTTTTGTGCCTCGTGTAAAGGTGGTAACTCTGGTGCGTATATCGGCATTTAAATTAAATCTTTTGATTTGTTTCTTAACCTTTCTATAGATTGCTCTATACCAGTTTTAGCTTGTTGCCAAGATAAATGATTTTGTGAATCTTGTAACTTATTAGGTTCAAGCAATAGAATAGCAAAATGCTCGCCTTCTAATTTTTTTAATTGATTTTCTACAATATTTTTTTTATCTTCATCAGATATAAATTCGTAATCCATAATCTCCTACCATCTGTATTTTTGCTTACTTGCTTTTTGTACTTGTGCCATAGACTTTGGACTCAATGTTGAAGGGTCTTGTACAAACTCTGCATCCATTGGTGTTTCAAACATTACATTTTTAGCAATTTGTCTTTTACATATAAATTGACATTTAGGACACATAATTTCTGGGTCCTCACTAATTTTATGTGTTATCTCATAAATCTTTTCACAAGATAAACATTTGTAATCATATCTGGGCATTAAACGTACCTTTTTAAATAAGCTCTTACGAACTTAGTGTACTCCCTTTTTGCTCCAGTTAGTGTTTTACCATCAAAAATATCATGATGGTATTTACAAAAGATAGCCACATTACCTTCATCATTAGAGATATTTCTATTTTTACCTCCCATACCAATTCCAGTAATGTGTGCCATCTCCAGCCACTGTGTATCGTTGCACTCAGGCCACTCACACATGTAATTTGCGCGTTTCAAAGATTTTTCACGAAGTGCAGATTTATTTATTTTTCCTGTGCCTTCACGCTTTTTCTGTCCCATACCAGAAACACCATGAGACTTACTTCTTCGTTTTTTAAATTCTGCGTATGTTTCTTTTTCAGGTTCCCAACGAACTGTCATATATATATATTAGCAGAATGTAATTTTGAATACAGCTCTTCCTAAGAAGAGCCGATGATGGGAGGAGGTCGGTGTGGATGCCGACTTAACATAACTTTAACATTTAAAGACATAGGGTGTGGTATTTCATGGTAATGTAATGAGCTATGGATTATTTAGTAGGATTCCTATTCGGTTATGGCTTAAAAGAAGTCGTTAGATTACTTCGCAAACTAAGCGACTGGGATTACGAAAACAGACAAGGTTACTATTTTGATATAGAACCTATGACAGAGGATGATTTACCCTAAGTCTTTTTTCTGCGTTCTCTTCTAATAGCCCTGCGTTCTCTTTCTGACTTGCCACCCCATATTCCAAAGCGTTCTTTTCGCTCAACAGCATATTCTAAGCATTCCTCTTTTACTGGACATCCATTACAGATTCTTTTAGCTATTACTGTTGAACTGCCTCGGTCTGGAAAAAAGTCATCTTGATTTGGATGACCTTTACAAGCAGCGTCTTTATACCATTTAGGTACATCTATTACATCATCAAAGTCTATGTGTAAGTCCATAACTAGATTTAACTACAGAGTCAACCACGCTACTAGGACTATTAAGACAAAATAAAGGCAATTA